TCCTTCATTTGCCGGAATGACTGGTCCCTCAACTGTTGGAATATCCATAGGGGGACCGTCTCCTAGCGCACTTGTAATTCCATCAGCTGGAGTTTGTCCGCTAACCTGAATTGGCTCCAAAACTCCGGTTCGTGGATTGCGAACCATTTGCATTACTCCCCCGGGAACATTAACATCAGTAATTGGTCCGGGCTTACGAGCCTCAGCTTCCAACTCGGCTCGCTTTATCAATGCCGATTGAATTCCTTGCCCCTCTTCAATATCAAGTTGCCTCTTCTGCAAACCAAATTCACGTTCTTTATAAGCATTGCTAATTCCAATATTTAACGCTTTCTCAACAGCGTCTGCGGCTGCAACCCGATCTTGCAACGAATTGTTTTTGTCTCCCATTATCATCTGGGCTTCCATAGCAACTGGAGCAAGTGTCGGAAAACTTTTAGCAATGGCATTAGCAACAAGTTCAGCAGACTTTACTCGCTTCTCTTGTTCAGATTGTTGCTTCTTATATTCCCCGAATTGTTTTGCAATCCCTCCAATATCAGCTCCAATGTTAGCCATGCTCTGACCTTGAATGTCAGCAGCGCGGGTAAAGCCTGAGTAGTCCTGAACAAACAGGCGCGGGTCAACGGATGATCCTAATAGTGCCATATTATTTAATGAGTGCGTAATTTACAGCCTTAAAGCCGCCGACTTCTTTAACAGCCTTTGGTGTTTTCTTTTCAACATCTTGAGCCATTACTCCCATTTGCGTTTTGTTGTCACCTTTGTATTTATAGGTGTAAATTGGAAGACCAGCATTAGTTTCCCCAACTTTTTCAATATCAGTTTTAAGCCTGCGATCAGAAAACATAAGCGGAGCCGCGGCCGCAAAACCACTCATACCACCCGCAGCTCCAATTCCTCCAGCAAGCCCACCAATAGCAGATCCAATTCCACCGAATAATCCAGACGAGTATGACGCTTTCGCTTGCGCGTTAGCAGCTTGAGCCTGAAGTTGGTTTTGCCTTTCGGCTGCACCAAGGTTAAGTCCCGTGTCTGGGTTAATCAAACCCGGAGTCCCGCGACCGATTTGACCCATGCCCATACCGAGCATTTGTTGCCCAGATTGATACGAGAGCGGTTGCTGACTTAGCAGAGCAAGGCCCGGTTGGGTATAAAACCCTTGAGCGGCGTTATACGACTGATTGGCAGCTTGAGCAGCTTCAGCGCGTTTGCGGGCCATTACATTCTCACGGCCCATTGCCTCGCTGACGATGCCTAAGTTGCCACCAAGCCGTCCAGATGCTTGGAACGTCTCTCGCGCTTGTTGCTCGTATCCCCGACGCTCTTCTGGAGTTACGCCTTGTGCTGATGCCCTAGCGCGTTCAGCTTCCTGAGAGAAGCCTTGAACCACTGCCGCTTGTTCTGGGGAGAGACCCTCCATAACACCACGGGTAAGAGGTGCTTGACCAGCCATCTGGCCTAGTTCGCCTTCACGCGCTGCTCCGAGTTGTTGACCTGCTTCTTGCGATGCCATCCGGCTAAGCCCAAACAAGCCTTGCTGACCACCAACGCCACCTAAAAAGCTAGAGATGTCTCCAAGGTTCAGCCCTTGGAACTCTGGACGAAACTGCTTTTCAAATCCAAGGACTTGCGGAAGCGCACTACCATAAGCTGATACGAATTTTCCAATGTCAGCACCATAATCTGCTTTTGGTGCTTGGACTTTTTTAGGCTTACTTCCCATATTCTTGTATTATTTGAGTTTTGAGTAAAATTGTTGCATGTCGTATGACCTTATCCGAGGAGAATTCTTAAATTCACGCCGGAATGCGATGTATTCAAAGTCATCGCGGAACTTTCTAAGAGCTTTCCGCATGTCACCAGCGCACATGGTGACAAAGAGTGTGTTGGAATGGTGAATTTCACAGGCTTGATCTGGGGATTCTTCTTGCGAGTAGAAACACATAGCGAAACTATCGGCATCAGAAACGACAACGCCAAAGCATAAGTGCCAATACAAAAGTTTGTGAAAGTCTTCGCCATATATTTGTGCTGCATTCTCAAAGTGGGCGTTCATTTAATACTTAATGCAGTAAAGCATCGCAATGTTCTTTGGGCGAGTTTCTGTGCCTCCCGTAGCTCCAGTATTAACAGAAGTATTTGTAATGCTATTTGGGTCTCCCCCTGCCGAGCTGCCTCCGGTTGTTGATTTGAAAGTATATGTATGAGTATGGCTTTTAAGTTCATCTGCTTGCTTTGCTGCAAATGTTCCAGATACCGTCCCATCACTATTTGTTCCTGTTCCGCGAACAAAGTATCCCCGCAAGTCAGGAACGTTAAAGGTTGTTGACCCATCGCCAACGCCATAAGTTGTGGCTATTGCCGCAAATAAAGTTGCATAAGTAGAGCGAGATACAGCAGTGCCATCAGCAGCCAACCATCCTGTTGGCACACTGTTCATGGCAAATGGCATGATTGCACCAGCAGGAATAAGCATATTAGATGCTTTGGCTTGGGTTACTGCGCCATCAAGAATTGCAATTGTTGTAACCGCATCTGCTGCAATCTCGTTGGATGTGACTCCGCCAGCTTTAACGAGCAGCTTTCCACTAGTAACATCAAGGGTATTATTAAAAATAGCAGTAGCCGTAATCGTGCTTTGATCGAGGATGTTGTTCATCTTCGTGCTAGTGATTACGTCGGTAGCCGTGAAAGTGTAATTCGTATCAATTGCGCCCATACTTTATCTCTGTGAAATGATTTGTCTGTTGGTGACTGAACCAGCTACCTTTACTGAGTTGACCTTGGGTGATCCGATAGTTCTTGTCAAGATCATTGTTCCTGTGAAGCCCCTGATACCACCCAACCTACACCGGATGCTTGCTGTCTCAGCCTCAGTAGCTGTGCTAGGGGTGAGTAATCCACCAAGCAAAGTGGTAGTTGTGCCTATGGATTGAGCGTCGTCAGGGTCTTCGGCTGCAAACGCAATGTCATATTCCGAGTTCTGGCCAGGAAGGGACTGGATGTTGACCTGTGCGTCGGTAAACCGCTTGCGTTCCATCGTATTAAGGTCGTACCCCCTAGTTGTGAGAGACGCATTGATTGCCGGGGACACAACAGCAGCAGAGTTTTCCACGTTTAGAGTGTCATTGGAGCTTTCGGATGCTTCGATTTGATGCAACCCGCCATTGGATGTCACCGCATAGATGTTGTTCCTCTCGCTAGCACTACCAATCACGAAGTCTTTAATTAAGAACCTAGAATCACCAAAGGTATCCAGTGATTCCCACCCTTTATTTAGGAAGTTATACACCAAAATGGCATTGTTCCCATAAGAATCACCCGCTCCCGGAACGGAATCGAGCGGGACAGCAAGGTAATACCTGTTTTCAAACAAGATTCCCACTGCTCTGTCAGAGTAGTCAGCGTTGATCCGGTCGATATACGGCTGAATGTTCTTGGAAAGTGGTTCTTCAGTGCCTCGCAGGTTGTAATCGTTAAGGAACTCAATCCCATAAACGCCATCGTCAGATAAAAAGAGCATTGCGTTACCACGCATGACAACAGACTTGCGGGCTAGGCATCCAATCTCAGATGTAAGCTCCTTAACTGTGACATCCAGAAGGCTTCCCAGCGTCCCCTTAACAAGATGAAGGCTGTTCCGGTTAAGAACAACCAACCCGTCGTCATAGAAGCCGTGCATTGCAACAACAAAGTCTGCTGTCCCACCGCTTACACGGAATTGGTTCTCGATCTGGTCAAATGTAGTAGTGTCTAGAATATCTGATACGGATATTTCATCGGTAATCTTGCGGCTAGTGTATACTGGCACATTGTAAGCCCCCGACTGATTATAGTAAAACGGAACCCACAGCCTACGCTGGAAGTGAATACCCCACGGTGCGCCCGGCTGGTGCATAAAGCCGCCACCTGCGCTGAATCTGCCACCGAACTCAAATGTATCAGCCGTAGTGTTTGTATTGTAATCTCCGACTGGCGCATACCACTTGATTGTGGTAGTTGTTGCCTCTACAACTTGATATTCTTTGCCAACCATTTCGGCAAAATCGGGAGTTGTTGCTTGACGAACAATAATAACATCTCCGACCTTAACCGTAACATTGCCAGTTACTGTTGCAGTTACGATTCCGCCGACCACATCTACGTATCTTTCCGTGATATTAAATGTCTGTGGCTGGGTGTAAGCCCCTCCGGGAGATAGCGTGAATCCATCAGTAGCCGTAGCAACAGTAGCAACAAACGTCGTGCTTGTCGAAATGTCCGCAGCCAAGAAGGTAAACGTGTCTTGTCCGGTTACCGTGGCAACCGTGTATATCCCATTGGGAGGCGTTCCGGTAGTAAGACCCGCAATTGTAATCGAGGTTCCCACTACTAGCCCGTGTTCTCGCAGATTTACCGTGACAACAGTATTTGGGCTAGCCGTGGCATTTGAACTCGCTGAAAGAATTGGCCTGCCATTGGGAAACCACTCCAAGGCTTGTTGTCCTTCACGGAAGATCATTACCTTGTCGAACACTTGAATCATGTCAGTGTCAGCACCAATAGCGTCTCCAGAAGGATACGGGATGTCGGTAATCGCATAACCATCCAAGTCAATCTTCTTAGCGACAGTATCAAGGGCAATAATCACATACTCCTTGTTGCTATCGTTTGGATCGCTAAACAAACAGGAAGCACGGACGTTGGCGGCAGCGTCG